CCGACAACCGACATCGTGAACAATCCGGCGCTGGCGGCCAATGGCGGTGAGGCGGCGCTGATCAAGAGCATCGCGAAGGACGCGGCGAAGAAGATCGCGAATCCTATCCTCGCGGGACGTGATAAGTGAAGATCCCCGCGGCCCATGTCGACCGAGAAACTTTCTACCAGGAACTCATTCTCAAAGCCTTTGCCTCCCGTCCTGCCCGAGTCGCTCTTTATGACACGCTGAAAAACTGGTTCTTGTGGGGAAACCCGGATCACACCGAGCCGGTCGAGTACAACAAGCTGGCCGCGCATATCGACCTGCTCGCCTCGTTTCTGTTTGCCGGGGAAACTACGTCGTTCGTGATCGAGGTCAGCGAAGATGCCGAGACGGAACCGGACTTCGAGCTGCAGAAAGCCGCGAAGGTGACACCCGCGATTAACAAGGCCTGGAACCGGAGCAACCTCGATCTCATTTTCAACGAGGCCCTGGTGTGGGCGCTCGTCTACAACACGATGTTTGTCAAGCTGGTACAGCGGCCCGGGGGCTTTGAATCCTACACCGTCGAACCGCACCAGATCGGCGTCCTTCTTGAGCACGAGCCGATGATAGACCAGCAGCCGGTAATCGTTCACGAGTTCTTCATCACCAAGAGCGACCTTGAGCGCCGCATTCAGGGCTTGCCGGCCGAGGAGCAAACAGCGATCCTCGCGCTCTGCAAGCCGATGGCGACGAATGGCAACTCGACGGCTGTCCCGGCCTCCGGCACTGAGCGGCTGATTCTCGCCGCATCTTCACCGAACATGCAGGGGAATGCGCTCACACCGCAAAACAGCAACCTCGCCTCGATCTACGATTTTGACGCCGAAGTGAACGAGGACGGATGCACGGCGCAAGAAGTATGGGTGTGGGACGACGACAGGGCCGACTACCGCGTGGCCCTCATGCTCGAAAGCGATTACCTCCTGATCGACTACGACAAGAATCTGTTCATCGAAGGTGAGCAGCCGTTCATCAAGGTTTGCCCGAACCCGCTGTATAACTACTTTTGGGGCCGGACCGAGCTGATGTACCTTATCCCATTGCAGAAATGGGTGAACGATCGGATACCAGAAATCAAGAAGCACCTTCAGAAGCAAACGAACCCCCCGCGCGCGGCAAGCGGCTTTCAGGGGTATGCCGACGAAAAGGCCTTTGCGGTTCTCGATAATCCTGGCGGGACGATCTTTGAAGCAAGTCCGAGCGGGCCGAAGCTCGACAAACTGCTTCCCGAAAACATTCAGGTATTCGATGTTCTTGACCGCATCGAAATGATGTTCGCCGAGGTGTCTGGCATTCGAGAGTTGATGCAGGGAAAGGGCGAGTCCGGGGTACGGGCAATGAGCCATGCGAACCTGCTTGTCCGCGTGGGCTCCTCGCGGGTGAAGAAAAAGGCCGCGATCCTTGAGGATGCCGTGGAGAAAATCGGCGACCTTGTTTTCAAGCTGATCAAGAAGTATGACGCGACGAAGTACAAGACCGAGAAGGGCATGTCGTTCATCGCGGCGCACATGTCCGACAACGCAATCGTGAAAGTCGATTCGCATTCTTCTTCGCCGATTTTCGTTGAACAGCAGATCGACAAGGCGACGATTCTCTTTAAGGCAGGCGCGATTGACCGTGAAGACCTGATCGATGCCATGAAGATACAGAACCCAGGCGCAATCAAACGGAAACTGAAAAAGCGGGAAGAAGCGGCGGCCCTGGAAAGGATCGCCAAACTTAAAGCGGAAGCCGAAAAAGCTTCACCGAAGGGAGCGACGCCATGACTGGGAAGAGAAAGCTGTTTATGTTTTACGGGCAACTGCTTGTCGCGGGCCTGTTGTGCGGCCTGTCGAGAATGACGGGGGCCGAGTTCGTCGGACTCGAAACAATCGCGATCCCGGCCTTTATCGCCGGGAACTTCGGGGAGCACTTCACAGCCGCGAAGGAGGCGAAAAATGCTTCGTAAAATCGATGGGCACGAAGACGCTGTCACGTACACGCTGTATGCCATGCTTGCCCTAATCGTTTTAGCGATTGCCTTTTCGGGATGCAAGAGCGCCGTTGTGCCGCCCGTTGAAACCATAATAGAGCGAGCGACCGAGGCCGGAACCGTTGCCTTTGAGCTGCCAAGCGCCGCCACGTTTGATCGGTTCGGGCTTCCCTCCGGGGTTGAAGCGAAGGACGTAGCCGCGATTATAACGCTGAAAGACGCTCCTGTATCGCTTCACGACAAAGCAATGCCCGGCGAGGTTTCATTCGGCAATGCGGCGGCCGGCAAGGGCGTTTTTTCTAAGATTGCCGCCGCGGTTGCAAAGAAAAGAAAAAAGGCTCCTGCAAACTCGGCAGCCGAAAACCAGGTTCTCGTACTCAAGGATGGCCGCGTGATCGCCGGGAAAGCCGCGGCGGAGCAGATCGCCACAGCCGAGAAGGTCAAGCCGTCGTATGCCTGGGCGTGGTGGCTTCTGACGGCGCTCCTTGCGCTTTTGGCCGTCGCATGGGCCGCGAGGTCATTCGAACCGGCTGCGAAGGTCGTTGCGGCCGTCATAGGGATATTCCGAAGGAAATGAAAGGGGGTGATCTTATGAACAGGGCGAAGTGCCGCGGTCGCAAGACGAAGCGGTAGGAACGGCAGCACGATCACGAACGAAAGGAGAACAGTTATGCCGGAAGTCGATCCGATGATGATGGGTGCGCCGCCCGAACCGGCCGGGGCGCCCACGGGTACGCCGAGCGGTGATGCGGCTCCTGCAGCCGGGGAAATGGAACTCGCGAAAGCGAACGTTTCCATTGCCATTTCGCTGCTTGAGAAGCAAATCCCGCTGCTCGGCACGAACACGGAGGAAGGAAAGGCCCTCTTGTCCGCGCTTTCCACTCTGTCAAAAAAGTTCTCCGGGCAGAAGTCGGAAGACCTCGCGCCGGCAGAACTGATGCAGGTTATGTCCGCGCAGCCGGACGGGTACAAAAAGGCCATGATGCAGGAAATGGGCTCTGGCGGGATGCCTCCGGGCGCGCCGCCGCAATAAACCACGAAAGGGGGGCAAACTATGTTTGCGCCGAAATTCAACAGTCTCAAGAAGTCCGGGAAGGTCGTCGGGGTGCCGCCTGAATATCCCGAGATCGGCGGGATGCAGAGCAAAAAGACGGGCTCGCCCGCACGTAAATCAACCCTGTCCGTCAAAAAGCCGGGGAGGAAGTAAGCCATGCCTGAAATTTCAGACGCAGATTTCGAACTCCTGAAACTCTCAAAGTCGGTCCTGGGCGGGAAGAACCGCCTTCAGCAGCTTAGGCTGATGAAAGAGGCGAGTCCTGACCGCGTAATTCCCGAGCTTGACACCGAAGACCGCATCCATTCGGCCCTGACGCCGATTCAGGAGGAGAACAAGAAGCTCCGTGAAGACCTGGACCGCCGCGAGGCGCTGGACGGATTGAAGGAAAAGCGCCGGGGGCTCAAGGACAAGTTCGCCTTCACCGAACAGGACGTGACGGCCGTCGAGAAATTGATGGTTGAAAAGGGGATCGCAAATCACGATACAGCCGCCGAGTTCTACAAGGCGAACCAGCGTGTTGCGACTCCCTCCGTGCCTTCGTTTGACAGGTCCGCAAGGGTTCCTCAGAATGAAGGATTGGCAAAAGACCCCGCTCAGTGGGCTCGCGAGGAGGCCGCAAAGGTCGCCGCCGAGTTCGCCACACAGCGATAGCGCCCGATAACGGGCAGAAAGGAGCACTACCATGCCAGTATTGGGGCAAGGCGGAATCCCGTCAAGCGGCGCGATCTCGAACGAACTGACCGCGCTCGTGCATCGGGCATTCGTGCCGAAAATGATTTACAACCATTCCGTGAAATCCACCCCCCTGCTCTCCGCGCTCATCTCGAACGCGCAGATGGCGAGCGGCGGTATTTCTTCCGTCACGCAGCCGATCCAGGGGAGCAACTTCGTCAATCACCAGTGGTCTGATTACTCGGGCGCGTTCAACCAGCCCGCGACCCAGACCGCCGCAACAAACGCGGAGTTCAACCTGAAGCTCTCGGTCGTTCCGGTCCCGTTCCTGGGAATGGAGGGCCTTGTGCAGATGGGGAGCGAGGTGATCAACCTCGTGGAAGCCCGCATGAACGATGCGGAAATCCAGATTCGCGATGCCTTCGCGACTGCGCTTTTCAACAACACGTCGAACGTGTCGGCGATCCTGGGTCTCCCGGCCTACGTGGACGATTCGACCAATGTCGCCGCCTACGGCAACATCACGCGCACGAGCACCTCGCATTACTGGTCGGCGAAGTACGTCGCGAACCAAGTCGCCGTCACTCCCACCCGCGCACAAGTCGCCGTCTACATCAACACCGTGGCGAAGTACACCGGCGAAGCGCCGAACATGGGCGTCATGGGCTTCGGCACCTGGACCAAGCTCGCGCAGGACTTCATGGCGATCGAGACGATTCAGCGGAAGCCGGGCGACAACAGCCTGAGCACAGGCGTCGGGTTCCGCGCCCTCGAAGTCAACGGCGTGCCGATCTTTCCGGACCCCTACTGCCCGGAAGGAACGCTGTACCTCCTGAACACGAACTATATGGGCCTGCACTTCCACGAGTCCGCGGCCTATGCGTTCTCCGGTTTCCAGAGCACCATTCCCGGCGGTCAGATCGGGCATGTGGGCGTCGTCGTGACGCTGGTCGAGCTCGTCGGCGTGAAGCCGAAGACGAACATGCAGGTCACGAACCTGTCATACGAAAACATCTAAGGAGGACACGGGAATGTCAAAACCATTAGTATCTACGGGGGCCTACCTTCCTGAACACAACTGCGATGTTATCACCGTGAAGAACTACGGGACGACTGACATTGCGACCGGGCAGGCGCTCAAGATCGACGCGACGAATCTTGACACCACGCAGGGGCTTATCGCTGTCACTCCTACCGCTGAAACGGACAGCCTCGCTCGCTGTGGTATCGCAGTCGGCATTATCCCTGCCGGTGGCGTCGGAGAAATGGCAGTCGGCGGATTTGTGCGTGGGCTTTCAGACAGCACGGCATTCACGGCTGGTCAGTTTGTCGGCGGCGTTGCTGACGGCAAGGTTGCTGTGTCGGCAACTGCCGGCGCGAAGTATGGCTTTATCGTGAAAGCCGAAACTACAACCACCCCGCTCATCATGTTGACCTGGGGATAGGAGGAACAGCCGCATGGCACTGAAAGAGGTCATTGTAACGTCGCATCACGTCCACACCTGCAAGGACAAGCATCTCGGCGTCGAGTATACTTTCGAGCCGAACACAAAGGTTCAGGTGCCGCTGGCGACCGCGGTTCACTTCTTCGGCCTCGGGCGAACGGATCGCTCTACCGCCTGGAAGCGGTACGGGTTCACGAGCGCCGACAAAGGCGAAGCGTTCCTGAAAAAGTTCGAGCTCAAGGTGGTGGACCTCGTGCCGGCCGACACCGGCATCGAGAGCCTGACCGCCGAGCACGCGAAAACGCTCGAAGAGATCAAGGCCGAACACCAGGTGGAACTGGAAAAGCTTGAAGCGGATCACTATGACGAGATCGCGCGAATCAACGAGATGAACGCCGCAGAGACGGCTGCGCTCAAAGCTCGGATTGCCGATCTTGAGGTGGCGCCCGCGAAATCGCACAAGAAGTAAATTGCGAAGCGGCCTCCGAAAGGGGGCCGCAGTTGCATAGGGAGGCACAATGAAAAAATCACTGGCCGTATTTTTATTCTTATTTTTTTTCTCAATCAACGCGAATGCGCTTGAAGTCTATCATGATGTCGCACAAGCCCCGGATGGACGCGCTATAAACTCTCCGACGATCACTGTCTTTGCAACCGGCACCACAACCACGATATCGCTGTACTCAAACTCATCCGGCACTGCATCGAAAGCCAATCCCTTTACCGGCGATTCGTCGGGCCGATACTCCTTTTTTGCTGCAGCTGGTCGCTATGATATTCAGATCAGCAAAACAGGATTTACGACGAGAACGAAAAGCTATGTGCTGGTCGGATTGTTTTTTGATACCGCAAGCGTATCTGGGGAGTTTGCTACTGGCGACCTCATCACCTCTGGCCCCTGGATAGACAGCCGGAAGTACGCTACACTTGCACTTGCTGACGCTGCCGCAGTTTCAGCAAATAAGCCCCTGAGAATCGTCGGGGACTATACTATTTCTACAGGAACCACCCTGTCAAGCAACTTTGAGCTGCCGACAGGCTCCTCAATCACAACCTCAGCCACACTTACAATTTCAGGTACTGCTCACCTGACAGGGGGTACTCTAACAGAAGACGGTGGAACTATTATTTTTACCAATTCTGTGCAAGGACTTTTAACAGTTGATTCTGTAGCAAGTTTGCGAAACATTACACCCCATAAGGGGTTGTCCGTGCAGCTGCTTGGCTACTATACGGCGGGCGATGGCGCTTTTGGACATTTCGTGTGGGACGACTCGGATGTATCTGGGCGGGTGGGTTACGACACTCAATCCGGAATATATGTCGCACCCACCTCTGATCTGACAGGAGCAAGTGGGGCGTGGGTGCGTCAGTATGACGGGGCCATAAGCGTTTTGTGGTTTGGGGTCACCGGCGCCGCCGATAATATCGCAATTAATGCCGCTATTAATTACGGGGGATTCTACAAAATCCCTGTAAATATTCCATGGCAGGACTACGATATCGCCGATACTATAGAGATCAACCAGGCATGGAATTATATTGTCATGGCCCCACCGCAACGGCAGCTAAGCGGATCACACGGGCTGATCTGGAGCGGCGGCAACAATGATGTGGTGGTGTCGATTGATAAACAATCAGATGCATCTCACATCGAGGGCCTATCCGCGGTAAACGGGAATTCAGCAACCGGATTGACGGGATTTTATTTTTTCGACAGTGGCAACGGAACAGCAACGTATGCACGGCTGTTGGCGCGAGACTTGTCCACAAAATTGATGGCAATTGGTTTACATCTGGGAGACGAAACCAATTTCAAACGTGCCAATTTTAACAGTTGCACATGGGATGGTTTCCGCTCCTACGCGGACGACCTGCCGATTTTTTATGACTCAGGACAGTCGGACGGCAATACGATACAGCGGGTGCATATTTCAGGCGGCATCTATGCCGCAAATACATCGGATTATAAAATCTACATCAAAACGATAGGGAATACCGTCCGGTTAGAGGATGGCTTCATAGATCTGGCGGGCATAAACGCCGACGGGTATGCAATCGTCATCGAAAACGGCGACGGAGCAATTCGTGATTGGAACATGGAAAGCGGCGGCAACGTAGCGGGTTCGCTCAAAGTGGATGTCTCGGGCGCTGGGCGGACGGGCTGGACCATAGAAAATATGAGGTCGTCCACCTGCAAAACGCAAACTGGGGAATACTCCATATACATTAACTCATGGATGGGGGCGACATTACTGAGCGTCTCCGTGGAGGGGAACATCCACAACCCTAATGGGTATCCGATCACGGCGGTCAATACCATATTCTACTCGGGATATGGGTTTACGGGGACAACGAAGTATAGCAGCCTAATCGGTACGCGGACGCGAACGGGAACCGGCAACACTGCTGTCGCAAAAGTAGCGGCTAACGCGAATCCGCAAGGCATTTTTGATGAAATTATTACGACAGATCTTAATGTTGGTGGCGTTTTGCACTTTGTTTCGTCGCCAACCGCGACCACATACGCGGACGAAACGACTGATTCAGTATTTTCCTGGGCCACAGTCACGGCGTCTTATGTGTCGTTCGAGATACATTACATGGTAATGCGGACCTCCGCAGACCTGACCACGGGTTTCGCGGAGTCAGGAGTCGCGAGTTTTGTTGTTTTTTCCGACAGCGGCAATAACATCATCGCATCTACGCCCGTAAAAACAGGAGCTTCACAGGTGTTAGATGGAACCTCATCGTTAGTCGTAACATTCACTGTAAGCGTTGACAGCACGAACAAAACAGTTACCCTTATGATCGACCAGAACAACGAAACAGGTGACAACCCTGCGGAGGGGTTTTTCCACGTAGAGGTGCGTAGTACAACCGGGACGAATTTTATAGATTCCGACCGAACAAAGTTTAGTTGGACTTATTAAGTTCATTTTACTTTCTTGCTCATTAGCTATGAAGTGCGGCTTCTCTTAGGAAAAAGTCACACGGCTGTTCGGGTTTTTGCCGGTCTATAACCCCAGCGAGCCACTGCTGGGAGCGGAGCTTACTCTAAGGAGAATTTGAAATGAGCATTATTCTTTCCGGCAACAGGGAAATTTTAGCATCAACCATCATTAAGAGGGCGCTCAGGATTGAAAGGCAACCGACATGACAGACGTTCTTGACCCAACGCTATCAGACATCACGCTGCAGGATTACATCACAGACGCACAGCGCCTTCTGCACGACGCGACATATCGGTTTTACTCCCAAAGCGAACTGACCGACTACGTGAATAAGGCCCGACGCAAGGTGGCCGCTGAAACAGGCTGTACCCGGCAGATAATCGCCGGGGTGCCACTTTCAGCCAGCCTCGCAAGCATTTCATTCCTCGATCTTCTTGCCGGCCGCCGTATCATTGGCCTTCTTGATGTTTACGTGTACTATGGATCAACTCGTGTTCCAATTGCCTATTACCCCTACTCGCAGTTTTCACGCTCTGGGCCAGTGATTTACGCTACAACCGGAACGCCCGCCATGTGGTCGCAGGTCGGCGCAAGGGCGTATGTTTCTCCGATTCCTGTCCAGGACGAAACAGCCGATTTCGACGCAGCGGTTGAACCCGCGGACCTCGTAGACCTTACCGACACTGATTACGAAGTCACGTCACCTTTTCCCGAGTGCGTGAAGTTTTACGTTTGTTACCTTGCGAAGATCAAGGACCAAAAACGCACAGAGGCCGAGCACTTCCTCCACGACTACATGCGTGAGAGGAACAGCATTTCGTCGTCAACCATGATCAGAAAGCTCGTGGGAGCGTAATGGCCGACAAGCATTTTCAGACAGAGATCAACAACTTTCGGACGCTGAACCCAAACGATCATCCGCGAAACATTGCCGACGACGAGATGTCGCTCTGTGTCGGCTTCATGCCTGTTGGCAGGGCGCTGAAAACGGTGCCCTCGAACGTCCTGACACTTGAGGCCTCAACAGATCCCGATCTTGACATCAATGCCATGTTCGAAGGAAATTTCAGCGGCGCCAGGTATCGCCTTGTGGCGCTCAGCGACGGTTCACTTATCCGATACAGTACGGCGTGGGCAGGGAGGACTGTTGTCGCTGCGGCCGGATCATTCACATCTCCCGCGTTTGCTCAGTGGAAGAACTCGCACGTTTTAATCATTGATCCGACGAAGGGGTATTTCTCTTTTGACGGAACGACGTTAAGCGCCAGAATAAGCACTTACGTCGGCACGTCAATTGCGGTATTTAAGCAACGGGCTTTTATCGCAGACGGCCTTGTAATTACCTTTTCTGACCCGAATAACTTTTCCGGTTTCGCGGCGGGCGGTGGCAGCATTTCCGACAATTATCCATCAATCGGGCTGGCAATAATAAAGCTTGTTGCAATACAGGACTATCTCTACATCATCGGGCAAAGAGGAACACACATTATTCATGGCATTCAAATTCTCGACGACGCTTCAACGATTTTTACGATCTCTGACGCTCTGCCGAATATCGGCACAAACCACTCTAACACCATATGCGTTCACGGGAACACGCTATTCCTTCTCGACACAAAGGGGCTCGTTGCTATCGAAGGAACGTCTTTTACAGTTTTCTCCGGTCCGATAGCAGGCCTGTTGTCCGTTATTTCAAACCTTGGCACAGCAAGCTGTTTTCACGTAACACTCTACGGAAAAGTAGTCTTTTGCTTCACGGCAGCCCTCACGTCTCCGGTCAGCGGTTTACAAGAACAATGGTTCATGTGCTTAACCGAAGGAAGATGGTTTTGTGTAAAGATCGGAAACGGATCGCTCTATTCAATCGCGCTTACGGTGCAAGATATCGACTTTGGCGGTTACAACGCCTATCTTGCCCGCTACAACGGCGGTTCCGGAAACGGAAACGACATCAACCAGGCCTTTGGCGGCACCGGGTCCGTGCTCAAGAAGGTCCGCACGAAGGCCTTTTCCTTCGGCGCAACGACGAAAGATAAGACCGTCTCGAAGGTGGGAGCCATCGCAACGGCTGCCGGACTCGCTCCGACCCTTCGGGTGATCTCCGACATCTCCGGATCGGCAACGCTTCTCACGCCTGACAACGCGCCTGACTCAGGGGATTACCTGTACGCCCGCGAAATCGACGCGCGCGGGAAGTCCATGGCGATAGACTTTGAGGAAACCTCAGCGACACAATACACGCTCTCGGGCTTTATCGTCGAGGGTACGGTGGGGGCTGACTGGTGATTGCGCGACGACTACTTGACAGAAACGCTGACTTAACGAACCGGGAGCAGGCCGCAAAGTTCCTTTTCGACCTCTCATTGCAGCTTGACGACATCGTGCGGGCGATCAACAGCCGCGGGACCACGGCAGAACGCCCTGTACTGAGCGCGAATTACGCCGGAACGCAGTATTTTGACACGACCCTGGGCATCCCGATCTGGTGGGACGGCACGGCCTGGGTGAACGCGGCGGGGGCGGGGGTATGAGCGACCGATA